TGACCCTTCTGGGCGAATCGCCTTCGTTCTTCCGTGTCCAGGTAGATGTAGTTGGCCCACACCTTGAAGGTCTTGGAAGTATCAGCGTAAGAGTCGAAATCGGCAGACAGATCGAAATCCAGACGGACTTCGTGGTATTGCAGGGCAATCAGGGGAAGCGCCAAACCGGGGTTGCGGTTGAAGAAGAAGATCAGAGGCAGGAACACTTGCTCACCGGCTTGCCCAGTGGTCATCTTACCCCAAGAAGCCTTCTTGGACTCGTCCAAGTAAAGCTCCGAGTACAAACGCCACCACTTCTGGTAGTGCTTGTCGATGCGCTGACCACCGATGGAAAGCTCAACATCCTTGATGGAACGCTCAGCCAACCAACAGGCGTCAACGCCTGAGGTGGCGGTACCGGAGGCGACGGCAGCCGGCGCCTTGAGTTCGATGTACATGTCGTTAACGAGATCACCGTTACGGGCGATAGTCACGGACACGCGTCCGGAGGAACCAGCGGAACCGTTGACGGTCTGCTCGATGTTCTCCATGGCGAAGTTAGTGTGGCGGCGGTAGACCGCCTGGAAAAAAGTTACCTTAGGGTTTCCGGTAAGGTAGACGTCTTGGGCGCCGTAAGCGACGAGTTGCATGAGACCACCGGCCATTTTGAGTTGTTGTACTATATACCAACATTTTATTTCAGCCGCGAAAAACTCGGCACCATTTTTCCTCGCCTTACATAAATGTCCGATCAACCCCCTTCCGAAATTGAAGCTGAGCCTAGTGCCGAATACCAATCTGAATCTGGTTCAGAATATGAAAATGAATCTCAGCCTGATGATATCGATCAGGTAGATCTTACACAATATGAAGATGAAGATGAAGATGATATGATGAGTCCGATGGAAGCCATGCTCGGATCCGTTCTCACCACACAAGACGGGGATACAGTTTGCACGGCCATCGTAAATTTGGGTCGTCAAATGGAAATTCAGAATAAGATTCTTGTAAAACTTTTATCATCTCTTCAGAAGAATAACACCGCTTAAAAAAAGAAACCTATAATTAGAAAATGACTGAGGCTATTACACATTTTATCGACGAGACGTCTAATCGTGACGATGCGGCGAGTGCCATGTGGACTAATCAGATCCAGACTTTTTCTCATGACGATGTCATGAAATTTCTCGTCCAACTGGAAGATATGTGGAAAATTAACGACCGTGACGACATATACTTATCCTATCGTATCGGCTATGAAAACTTTTTTACAAAAGATGAACTGACAGAAGACGGTTTACCAGTATCCATTGATATTACACGTGTTGAATCTAAAGTCAAACGAATGAATGAACGTTTGTGTGAGCTCTATCACAGATCAGACACTCTTAATATGATGGATATTGAAGATGACAACGATATGAAGATATCCGTTCGCATCAACCGCCTCCTGGATCAAGTAGACGATGCATGGCAAATTGTATTTCGACACGCTCGCATAAGTGAACGTATGAACAACCCCACATACGTCCCAATCAACCCCGAAACTGACCCCTCGATTTTCAGAATGTCTACTATCAATAATATAGAAGAACTCAACCCATTTCAACAGGCTGTATTACAAACACTAAAGGATCTATACCAAAGACAGATCAAGAGGTACAAGGGGCAATGCTGTGTACAAATTAAAACAACTGAAGGGGCACTCACGCGCGCGTGGAAACCGATCGAGACGATCGACGAATACGTATACGGCGTGGCAAAAAAGGAAATACAATTTGAATTATGGAAAAACTTAACCGCACGCGCACCCGGTCACAACGATCTCATTAAATACTTAAAAAATATAAAAGACATGCAATTCCCGGAAATACAGAAGAACCGTCATGTGTGGTCTTTTAAAAACGGTATATTCATCGGGAAGAACTTTGATAGTGAAAAATCTGATATTCTAACCCCGCATTGGCGTGCGTGTTTTTACACATACGAATCGAACGAATTTAAGAATTTAGATCAGACTATCGTGAGTTCTAAGTATTTCGATCAGGAGTTTCCAGATTATACGGACACTGACTGGCGTGACATCCCGACACCGTTTTTCGACTCGGTATTAAACTATCAGAAATTTAACAAAGATGTGTGCGAATGGATTTTTGCTATGGGTGGTCGTTTGTGCTTTGATGTGAATGAAATTGATAAATGGCAGTGTATCCCTTTCCTCAAGGGGGTTGCGCGTTCAGGTAAATCAACTCTTATTACGAAAGTGTTCCGAAAGTTCTATTGCACCGAAGACGTGAAAACACTTTCGAATAATGTTGAGCGAAAGTTTGGTTTATCTGCAATCATGGATGGGTTTATGTTCATCGCACCCGAAATCAAGGGAGACCTCGCACTGGAACAGGCTGAGTTTCAGTCGATCGTGAGCGGTGAAGACGTTTCGATCGCAGTGAAACACGAGAAGGCTAAATCGTTTGAGTGGACCGTTCCCGGTATTCTCGGTGGTAATGAAGTACCCAACTGGCGTGACAACTCTGGTAGTATTCTACGACGTGTACTGACTGCAGACTTTACGAAACAGGTTCGTGAAGCGGATCCTACTCTCGACGCTAAACTGGAATGTGAACTTCCACGCATTTTACAAAAATGCGTTCGCGCGTATCTAGAGTTTGCACAGAAGTGGCCGGAAAAGGATATCTGGAACATCGTTCCCAAATACTTTATCGATGTTCAGCGCCAGCTCGCCACATCCTGCAGTCCATTGGAATCGTTCCTGTCAGAACCGTGTATCGAATTCAACCGCGATAAAAAATGCCCACTCAAGTTTTTCAAGAAAAAATACTCAGAGTTCCACGGTGTTATGAACAAATCACTCAATCAAGATATTTGGGCGGGACCGTTTGGATCTAGAGACATCAAGGTTATGCGAATTGCAGAACCTACAAAATATCAGAGCTGTGACGATACATTCCCAGTCATGGAACAGAATGGCACCGAGTTTATATTAGGTCTCGACATTGTCGACATGTCAGCGAAACCGGTAATGTCATTCGGAACTGATTAAAATGTGATACTATAATATATGGGTGCGTTCACGGAATTCGAAAATTTAAATTCGAATTCGAATTCGAATTTAAATTCACCCATGAGAGCTCAGAACATGATTAAACGTGCACCATATCTCACTAATAATGAACGTAATCGTTTTAGGTCCAATGCGGTGAGACTTTCAGCCAATAATATAGCGAAGAAATTGGATGTGAAAGTGCGTAATAAAATAACTTCATCTAACCTCTCACAGATGAAGATTTCACCTTTACAACTTTCTATTTTTAACGGAATGGTAAATCAGGAAGTGAAAAATGGTACCTATATGGTTGACGTGAATCCGATCCTGTACAAAAAACCCCATAAACGAAAGCCTATTATAAACACGCTACAGTTTCGTTCTACAATGGAGATAGAAGTAAACAGTATACTGTTGCGGTATGGGCGAATGACTATAGGTGCTAAACACACGTTCACAGTCAAACCCAGTGCTAATAATAAAAATAAACACGCTCATTTCTTGGCGGAAATTAATGGACGTATATTTGAAGATGGGTTGGAGAGTAAGTTTATGGTTAAGATTTATAAAAATGGAAAGATGCAAATTTCTGGTGGTATTTTAAACAATGATACCAGACACCCAGAAATGATCCGGAAATATATCGTAGACACGTACACACCCGAGTCGAAGTTTCTTTATAACCCGATAAAGTACGTTGTGTTGGTTGGTACGTTCGAAGTAAACGGTACGATCGATTTGGCTAATGTAGCCATGGCGTTTAGGAAAAGTGGGAATGTAGATTACAACCCAGAGTTGCGCCCGTCTTTGAAATTGATATATAAAAATCAAGGATTTCAATTATTCCGGTCGGGAAAAATACAAATCATGGGATCTAAAACAACAACCTCGTTAAAATACGCGTACACCCCTATAGGTCAGGAATTTATAAAACAATTGGCTGTCATGGGATTAATTCGTAATTACCGCACGGAGACACGCGAAGTAATAAAGAAAACGCGTATAGTGAAACCCACATCACGGGGTAATAATAAGAATAACACGGTCGCGTATTATTCGAAAAATGGTAAAAATGGTGAAAACGGTGTGCGAATAGGTCCCCGAAAGTGTGCGAGTATAGCACGCCCCAAACTTGTTTCGGTTGCCGAAAAGCTTGGCATTGTTGACATCACGGGTAAAACGACTAAACCTCAGATATGCTCTAAAATTAAAAATAAAGTGTATGGCGATTTTAAAGTAAACAATAAACCGTGTAAAGCGTACACAAAAGATGAACTCACACCGATAGCCGTAGCTAGGGGTGTATCGGTATCAGACACTGACACGGTGGATAATATTTGCGAAAAGTTGAAAATTCCCAAGCCATTACCACCCAATGTTAAAAAACTCGCAAAAGTCACGAAAGCTGCTAACAATAAAGTTAAAACTCAAGTGAAGGTATTAGAAACGCGAGGTCTTACCAACACGGGAATTAAAAGGGATATTAAAAAATTATACGGCAAGAAGTGGCTGAATACTTACAAGAACGTGATGCCGTCTCTCAATTCAGATGTGTC